AGTTAAATTAGTTAAAGAAGGTGGCAGACAATTATTAGATGAATTAGCAAAAAGAAATAAAGTAGCATTCGCTATTAATAAAGCACTTGCTATTAGAGATGCAATTATCAGCACATCGCAAGGTATGGCATCTGCTCTTAAATGGGGATATCCTTTAGGGCCAATTTTTGCAGGAATTATTGGGGGATTAGGTGCGGTACAAATTGGAACAATAGCATCTCAACAATATCAAGGTCGTGCATTAGGTGGTCGTGTTCAAGCAGGTTCTACTTATATGGTAGGTGAACAAGGTGCAGAAATGTTTGTTCCTGACCAATCTGGAACAATTGTTGCCAACAAAGATTTAGGAAGAGCAACCAATGTAAACATAACTATCAATGCAAATGATACTCAAGGATTTGATGATTTATTAGTTAAACGTAGAAGTGTTATTGTTAATGTGATAAATGATGCTCTTAATAGTCAAGGAAAAGAGGCATTAATCTAATGGCAGGTACATATCCAACAACACCAGAATTTGCATCTATCGGATTTAGTTCAGAACAAGCAACTATTACATCTACGACTGATAGTGGAAAAATGTTTGCAGTTCAGATTGACGGACAAAGATTTAAATTTTCAGCATCATATCCACCAATGAACAGAAGTGAATTTGCTCCTGTCTATGCGTTCATAATGAAACAACGCAGTCAAAAAGAAACATTCCAAATTGCTTTACCAGATTTAAAGAATGCCAAAGGTGATGTGTCTGGAACAGTGACTGTTAGTGGTAGCCATTCAGCAGGTGATACCACCATTGATATAACAGGAATAACAGGCACACTAAAGGCAGGGGATTTTGTAAAGTTTGGTGGTCATTCAAAGGTCTATATGGTTGTAGAAGATGCAACAGGCGATAGTTCTACTGATGCCACAATTACTATTGAACCACCATTAAGAAGTGCCTTAACCGATACCGAAAGTGTCACTTATGACGGAGTAGAATTTACAGTTAGACTAACAAATGATGTTCAAGAATTTAACACAGGGGATTTAGATTTATATAGATTTGAAGTTGATTTCATAGAGGCGTTGTAATGGCTAGAGGATTATCTAGTGACCTCTTAACAGAAATAAATTCTGGAAGCATTAAACCTGTTGCTCTTGTTGAGATAGGTTTTCCCACAGTTCAAAGATTAACCAATCATTATAAAGATATAGTTCATAATGCGAATACTTATTCAGCAGGTGGGCATCTATTAAAGATTTCAGCAAAGGCAGAAAATTCTCAAATCAATGTTGCAAATTTTAGTATTCAATTATCAGCAGTAGATAATACCTTTGTTGCTATTGTTTTAAATAACGTAGTCAGTAATGATGAAGTGACTATTGATATTGGATTTATAGATAGTTCCGAATCATTAATAGATACATTCAATTATGATAAAGGATATATCAATAATTATTCTATTGATACAAAGTCTGGAGTATTAACTTTAAATTGTACTTCTCACTTTGGCGATTTTAGTAGAACAGCAGGAAGAAAAACAAACGAAGGTAGCCAACAGAGATTTTATCCTAATGATAAAGGATTTGAATTTAGTGCCTTAACAATACAAGATTTAAAGTGGGGTAGAAAATAATGGGATTCTTTGACGACTTTTTTGATTTTGTAGGTGATATATTTCAAGAAGTTATTTCTTGGATTATTCCTATCCCAGAAATTCCAGAGATACCTCAACAAGAACAAGCAAAGGGTACGTTAGTCAATAAGCAATCTAACAATGCACAAATCCCTGTTATTTATGGTGAACGATTAGTAGGTGGTACAAGAGTATTTTTAGAAACATCTGGAGCAGATAACCAATATTTGTATGGTGCGATTGTTTTAAGTGAAGGTGAGATTAATGCTATTACTCAAATTAAAGTAGATGATGAAGTAGTGACATTTGACGGAGCATTTGCTGACGGAAGTCAAATTACATCAACAGGTGATAGATTTGGAACTACGATAACTATTCAACCATTCTATGGTACTGCAGGACAATCAGCATCTTCATTATTGACAACATTATCATCTTGGGGTGCTAATCATAAATTATCTGGATTATGTTATATCGCATTTAGAATAACTTGGAACGCAGATAAATTTCAAGGCATTCCGAAAATCCAAGCAAAAGTTCAAGGAAAAAAAGTAGTTAGTTATACAGAAAGCACTACTATTTCTGAAGGAACAAATTTTACTTATTCACTTGATAGCCAAACTGTAGGTTATCCTGTCCTATCAAATACACAATCTAAAACAGGAACAACAAGTGCTTATTTTGGAAGCACGAATAATGAAATACAAATACCTCAAGAACAAGATGTTATCCAATCAGCACTAAGTTTAAATAATCAATTTACTATAGAATTTTGGTATTATATTGAAACAGCAAATCTTGCTCCTAGATTTGTAAGTGTTCAACAAAGTAATAATTCCACTAGACAACTTCATATAGTTAAATATCAAGGTCAAATATATGTAGAAAATCAACAAGGCACTAGGATTCAAGCAGGAAGTGTTTCTGACCAAACTTGGACACACATAGCACTCACTGTCGATAATGGTACTCTTAAATTATACATTGATGGTGTTTTAGAAGGCACACGAACAGGAACAACTTTTATTGATGCTCAATCTGAATTTAATATTGGTGGCACAGGCCCTTTTAATACTACTGATAGTAGATTTCATCTTAACGGATATATGGATTTATTCCGAGTATCTAATAATGTTAGATATACAACTAACTTTACACCACCCACAACTGCTTTTACTCCAGATGCCAATACAACAATATTATTTAATTTTGACGGAACAAATGGTTCACAAGATTTTGAATTATTAGATAGTTCGTCATCTGTTATTAATGTTTATAATGCTCAATCCCCTGCTTATTCATCAAACCCTGCTTGGTGTTTATTAGATTATTTGACTGACACCACATACGGAAAAGGTATTGATGTTGCTGATATAGATTTACAAAGTTTCTATAATGCTAGTCAAACTGCTAGTACACAAGTCACCCCTTATTCTGGTGGTAGTGATATTAACTTATTTGATTGTAATGCAGTCATTGATACTCAACAAAAGATAATTGATAATGTTCGTTTCTTATTAAGAGGTATGCGAGGTTTCTTACCCTATACTCAAGGTAAATATAAATTAATTTTAGAAGAATCTGGAAGTGCTAGTTTAAATCTAAACAAAGATAATATCATAGGTGGTATTAAATTATCTAGTGAAAAGAAAAATGAAAAATACAATCGTATTAATATTAACTACATTAATCCAGATAAGAATTGGGAAGTAGATACAGTCGTTTATCCAGAAACAGACGCAGAACACCAAACCCTAAAGACTGAAGATGGAGGTTTCTTACAAGAATTTCAATTAGATTTGCAAATGATTACTAATCCTTATCAAGCATTAGAATTTGGTAAAGTAGTTTTAAACAGAAGTAGAAATCAATTAGGTCTAACATTAACTGCTAATTATTCAGCTATGGATTTAGCTATAGGCGATATTGTATCAGTCACTGATGATATTTTAGGAATGAGTGCCAAACCATTCAGAATAGTATCTATGGCTATTAATTTAAACTATACAGTGCAATTATCTTTAATTGAACACCAGAACTCATGGTATGATTGGGAGGAAAACACTGAGCAACCTGTTGTACCAGATACTTCATTACCAAATCCCTTTACAGTTCAACCCCCTTCTTCAATAACTCTTGATGATGAACTTATCCAATACAATGACGGAACAGTTATCGTGGCTATGAATATAACGATTGGTGCCTCACCAGACCAATTTGTTAGAGAATATCAAGTAGAATATAAAAGAACTGATGATAGTAATTTTATTGTTCATAGCAGAGGTACAGTAGATTTATTCCATAGAGTATTGAATGTTATATCTGGTGACAATTATACAGTCAGAGTAAAAGCAATAAATTCACTTGGTGTTGAAAGTACATCAGTCACTGCCACTAGAGATATTGTGGGTGAGATTGAGCCACCGAGTGATGTTCAAGATTTTGCAATTAATATTGTAGGCAGTGATGCACATCTTAGTTGGGAAAGTATCCCAGATGCCGACCTTAATTATTATGTTATCAATTTCACTACTGAAACAGTCAATCCAGAATGGCAGAATAGTTTTACTTTAGTTTCAAGAGTATCAAGACCTGCAACATCAATCACAGTTCCTGCTAGAACAGGTAGCTATCTCATCAAGGCAGTAGATAAACTTGGCAACTTCTCATCTAATGAAGCAATCATTACGACTAACATTACAT